CTGGCTGGAAGTAAATCATCTATCATACTTTCCACATGCTCTGTTGCTAAATCTGTTGCTTTGTCTATGACAAGACTAGAAATAACATTAAATAATAATAACGGTAACATAATTTTTCTCCTACGAATAATTAAAAATAAAAAACCCCCTACCAAAGTATATATTAGTAGGGGGAAGAGGTGTACTTACTTCTTTTTGTGTTCAATCACGGATGGATTTGTGATTGGAATTATACGTGGTTTCTTTTCATCTGGAATAACTCTTTCCAAAGTGATGTTAAGAAGACCATTTTGAAACTCTGCACCCTTGACAATAATGTCATCGGCCAGAGTAAACTTACGAGAGAAAGAGCGATTCGCAATTCCTCTATGAACGTAATCTGGTGTATCCAGATTTTGTTTTCCTTTTTCGCCCAATGAACGAATATGAAGAACGTTTTCCGTAAGTTCCACTTCAACATCCTTTTCCGAAAACCCTGCAAGGGCAATCTCAATGACAAAATTATAGTCATCTTCTTTTCGGATATTGTAAGGTGGATATGCTCCGCCCTCTGGTTGTTGTGGAAAATTTGCAAGACGATTAAACATAGAATCGAATCCAATGGAAAGACCCATGAATCGTTCTAAATCGCCTGAGGTAAAATTTGAGTGATGTGCTAGTGATGTTACCATAATGCCTCCTTATATAAGCAAGGTTGGTGTTGAAGAAATCTCAATCCATAGCACAGGACTTGAGATTGGTTGTGAGACTACCACTATGGTCAGCCTCAGTCTCGCCACCCATCACCATTACATAGGTGATGAAAGCGATGTCTTAAAACTGTAAAATACAGTTTCAGTAGTGAATCTTCTGCATAACTTCCTGCATCTTTCACTATCAACTTATATTTAGTTTTCATAATTATTTATACTCATTTCTTTCCAGTTGAACCAAAACCACCATCTCTATCAGTTTTTCTTTCTGGTGGTTCACTTATTTCTTCTAAGATACATATTTCATCTTTAAACAATTCACCCTGACAAATACGTTCATTGTGTTTCACGTATTGCGTTGTTCCGCTGATATTAGTTATCATCGCAAAAACAGGTTCCACGTAATCCGAATCAATTATGCCCGTGTTGTTCGCTAGGGTCAAACCTTGTTTCAATGCAAGGCCCGATCTTGGATNTAGTCTCATTGAATATCCATTCGGGATATCAAAAATAAGTCCAGTAGGTATCAAAATTCTTTCATTAACATTAACTTGTACTCTTTCATTTTGTACCAATCTATTTCTTATTTCCAACTCTTCGGGATGGGTTATGTATACCGAAACCGCTGAGTTGTCTGGCAAAAAAGAGTACAAGTCAAAACACGCTGAACCGCTTGTTGCTCGTTTGGGGTCTTTTACACTTGAAAATAATTTATAAAATTGTAAATCACTCGTCATTCTCATCAGTATCCCTTTTGTTCCCAATATTATATTTTGGAGTTAATTCCCATTCATCCTTTTCTTTGAAGGACAGGATTTTTAACTGGCTCAATGGTACTGTAGGGTCTGATGATTTATCTGGTTCAACAAGAGATATCAATTCCCATTCTGCGAGAAGATTGGCAATCGTATTTCGTCTTGCTTCATCATTTTCAGAAAAATTGGTTGTCTTGCCATCTAATGCAAACAACTCTTTAAAATGTACTATGTAATATTTTCCCTGCTTGTGCAGGATATGACATGACTGAAATAAAGTTTTTTCTTTGCGTGATGCAATCCCGATTCGTGTAAGGGTTTCTCGTACCTTTAAGAAATCATCGGGCTCTTTTAGTAATACTTCAATCATCGCTTGAATTATGTTTTCGCTCATTTTGTCCTTTCAAACCACCTATATCAACTTTTTGTTTAATAATATCCAGTTGCGAATCATCAAGTAAAGTAGAGTATTCTCTCGCTTTCGCATAACTGCACTTATAATATTCTTTGATCAATTCGAGAACTCCATTGTTTTCACGTTTCAACCATTTTCCATACCGTTTCTTCGGTCTGATTATATTTAGAAAAAAGTCGAATTGAAGTTTCGCATCTAGGTGATTTTGGACATTCATTTCGTTAGAATAAAGTACCGTATCGTGATTAAAACTCAATGCACGATTTATAATGAACTGTTTATACTCCCTTTCTAATTCGGGAGTTGCATCCATCAGATTCTTCTTGCCATGATTAATCTGATTTACAAAGTCAAATGGGCTCATACGAACTCACATTCTGCCATCAATTCGACCAAACATGCAACAAGATTTACTTCTTGATCTGCAACAAAGGCCGATTTATATTGATAATCTGCAATAATTAATACTGCTGCAGGAATAGAAGATTTCTCTACTACTTCATATAATTTGTCATAAATTTTACGATAAACCGATGCAGGATCATTGTCTACACTTGATGAAACCCATTGGCGCATTTTCAGAAAATTCTTTTCTCGTAACGCAGAAATCAATTGATTGAGATTCAATTCTCCTATATTTGCAAGAATACCAGAATCAATATCTCCAGAAGTACCATGTCGTTGTAATTCATTTATCACTCTCCGAAAATCTGGAAAGTGTTTATTGATGAGTTCTACAATTACTTTCTTGTCATGAGTTACATTTTCTGTTTCCAACATTGACACACATCGTTCCATGAACAGGGCTGCGATATGTGGTTTTTCTTCTTTGCCCAATCCAAACTCCACAACTGCACATCGTGAATGAATCGGATCTATAATTCGATTTTTGTAATTGCAAGTGAAAATAAACGAACAATTTTCTGCAAACTTCTCAATGAAGTTTCTCATGGCTGGTTGAACAGAATCGGGATTCATATAATCCGCTTCATCTATAATCACAACCTTCCTACCACCCCCAAAGGAAATAGTAGAACAAAATTGAGTCAACTTGGTTCGTAAGGTATCGATCATTCGACCCTCATCTGAACCATTAATAATTAGATAATCGCTATTTGTTTGTTCACAAAGTGCTCGTGCCGCAGTTGTCTTACCAACTCCTGACGGGCCTGTAAACATAAGATTAGGAACCTTTTCATCTTTTACAAGGTCTGATAAAGTTCCCTTGATTTTTTCGGAAAGTATACATTCATCGATGGTCTTGGGCCTATATCCCTCCACCCATAATAAAGATTCGGTCATAACAATTACTCCTCAAAAGTTGAATTTTGTTCTAATGCAATCCAGTATTGTAACGAATCACCCTCTCGTTTAAAATGTGAAATTCGTTTTGAAGAAAGTGAAACATCATATGCCCCTTCCATGATTTTATTAAGATTTTCTGTTTTGAAAATCATACGGAATGTCTTATCCGTAGGGCCGACACCAGTTGAAAAATTATCCGATGATACATTACCTGTATCGGACACCAACAATCTTATTTCAGTTCCATCACCTTCAACAACCACTTCAGGAAGTCCTAAAATGTTTGCTGCGTTAATGGTCTTTTTAAACACATCATGTGTCAGTCGAAATTCAACTTCTGGTTCTGGAAAGGTTATATCTTTCTCAGGCGGTGTTTGAAACATGGAACTACTTCCACAATAACGATATGTCGCTTCATGTTTAGAATCGGACATCGTAACACCATTATCAGTAAAATCCAACTCTGGATCATCAAACAATGACAACGTACCAAGAAACCGATTCAATTCATATATTGGAAAGGTTTTTGATAACTCCTCAGTAATCTCTACTGAGGCCAGAATAGTATTCAGGGGAGAAACAGTCCTAAGAATGTTTCCTTCACGAAATTCTATACTCTGATTGATGTTTGCATAATTTTTCAAAAGATTGGTTGTTCTTTCACTTACTTTCATTTATATTCTCCATTTTGGTTTTAGTTAATTATATAATTATAACAATTTCTTAACACATTGTCAAGTCATTTATTCTTTTTTCTTTTTGTTGTTTTCTTTCTTCGTTTTGTGTGTCCACTTACTTTCGCAGTATCCAATCCATGAGATGCAAATTCAAGATTTGCTAAACTCGCCATCGAACCAGAAAAAACATAAGAACCCATATGTCCTAATTTCATCCACGGGCAAAGATAAATGTTATATCCAAGTCTACGAACAAATTGACAAAAGAAATAATCCTCAGAAAGATATCGATCACTTCCACCAGCAATATCACCCAAATAAGCCTTTGAGTCAATCACAGTATCAAAATACGCATGAATATTTCTATCACCTTTGAAATGTTCTGAACGATTATGATCTGGTGTATAACTGAACTGAGGATATGCTTCACGAAAATCTTCAAACACTTGTTTTTTGATCATCATAAAACCTGTACCAATTTCCAGAACATCAACTGGTTCTGCAACTTGAATTTTGTGTGTATTTTCTACTGGATTGAAAACATAATCACCAGTATATTCTGCTAAAATTTCGGGGTCTTCATCTGCAAGGCCCGAATCAACTGCATTACGAACTTTCTCCCATGCAATACATTTTTTCGGATAAGGGCCACCAATGATATCTTTGTCCAATGCGGCCAAAGTAAGTACATCATTTGGATCGAAATGAATATCTGCATCAATAAACATGAGATGTGTATAGTGACTTCTCATAAATTCATCACACAAATAATTTCTTGCTCGAGGAATTAAGGACTCGTTGAATAGATAAAAATATTTTAAGTCCATTTCATATTTGGTTGCAAGTGTAGCAAGATCAGATGCGGATTTAGCATACATTCCACTACACATTCCACCATACATTGGCGTACAAACCATTATCTTTTTTTCTCGCAATTCTTCTACTGGTATTTTTACTTCCATAATTAGTACATCTCAATAAATTTGGTTAATTGTTCTTTGTTAAGGTTTGGTAAATTCACATGTTCAAAATATGTTTTTATTTTAGAATAATTTTCTAGGATGTCATTTTCTTTTCCACCATAACGAATTTTCATTGGAATGATGGTAGGATTTTCTGTATTGTCTGTGATGTATCCCAATCTAATCCACGGCTCCAACATCCAAAACCATGCACTTTCACAAGTAATATTATTGCATACTGTTTTTATACTATCTAAAATTCTTAGTACATTATCATATTCATAATGATCGATTGACAAAAAATCACAACTACCCTTGTAGTCGTTTGCATCACAATTAATAATTTCAATTTTGTCGTGCCATTTTGTGCCGATGTCCTTGTGATAATCTATTACTTCTTTGAACTTTTCCAGTACTGTTATTTTCGTTACTTCTGGTTTGGACGCCAACCATTGTTCTCTTGTTCCAAATCCCAATCCTGTACAAATAACATGACCTTTGGCCAATTTGTAATGTGAATAGAATTGAGATGCAGAACCATGTCTTTCATCCAAAACCATCCATTGAATACCATCCATCGTAAATTGCCAAAAAGGAACATCATAAATTTTTCTACGACTATCTAACCATACATTTATGCCATTATTATCATACGATTTGATAATTGGCGGAACATATCCTAGTTCTCTTAATTCGTTTGGAACAGTTTCACTAAATGCTGGTTTGTTCATAATCAGTAGATACAGAAATAGGAGTTAAGTAATTTACCTAACTCCTATGTTATTTTTTAGAAGGGTTTGAAATCTTCGTTTTCTTCTTCAGTCTCAGTTGATTCAGAAGTTTCACTTTCTTCTGTTTCATCCGAAGGCATCGAAACTTTTTCATCCAACTTGGAATACAAGTCCATGAAAGTGTCTTTGGTTTGGTCATCAAACCTTGCAACACACATTGCAATCGCTTTCATTCTATCTTTGAAGATCGAAAACGCATGAACAATATGAACCAGACGGCGAGTGGCGATTATCTCATCAACTCCACCATCATAAAAGGTTTTGCGAATCAAATCCGCCCAATCGACAAGTTTTCCAGAAAACTCTTCATCCAGACAACCAAGAGAAAACATCAGTTTGTTGATGATTTTCTTCTCAACTGAAACAGAAGGATATTCCTGTTCAACTGTAATCGGAAATCTTTCAAGGAAAGCTTCGTTCAGAATGTTAGTTCCGATAAAGCGTCCATCTTCAGAACCTTTACCCTTAGTGTTTGCAGTCGCCATGACTGTGAAACCAGTTTTAGGACGGACAATCCTTCCTTCTTTTTTAATCAGAAGTGGATTTCCTTCCAGAACAGGTTGGAGACACATAATTTTGTTTGATGCAAGGTCAACCTCATCAAGAAGAAGAGTCGCACCACGTTCCATCGCCATTACTACTGGGCCGTCCTGCCAAACTGTTTTACCATCGATTAATGCGTAGTGACCAATCAAGTCATCCTCATCAGTTTCAATAGTAATGTTCACCCGAAAGAGTTCTTTCTTCAAATCGGCATGAACTTGTTCAATCATCATGGTTTTTCCGTTTCCAGAAAGACCAGTAATAAAGACAGGATAAAATTGTCCAGATTTTTTGATGGTCTTTACATCGCCGTAATGACCAAACTTAACGTAATTCCCAACTCTTGAAGGAACATAAGATTCCGTTTCGTTTTTGGGGAATTCAATAACATTAGTTGCCAAAGAAACTTCTT